GCTGTTACGATCTTCACGCTACTAGACAGGAGAGTTCTTTGAGTTCACATGCTCGTACCCGTAGCCGGCAACAGCCGGACTCGGAGGATTTCTGTTATCAGACTGGTGATTATCCAGCAGGTCCTTTCGGACCCTATGTGATCACCTCCAAGTTTGAAGAGATCTTCGACTATGTAACTGACGACTACGCCCGTATTGTACAACAGGGCGGTGTTGTTAACAATCCTTGTCTATATACTTTGACGGAACTTAGCCAAGAAGGCTTTCCCGGCACAAGGCATGTTGTGCACACGTCTGATCATAAGACCTATGATCAGGTCGGTGCAGTGACGGAAAGATGGCTCTCAAGCCATCCCATCACTCCGCCTGGGCCTAGCATTAACTCCACTTTCGTGGAGCGTCGTGCGAAGCTCTTAGCACTGTCAAACATCGACAGTTCAAAGTATGCGTTTGGTGAGGACCTGGGGGAGCTCAGAGAGACTTACGAGTATCTCCGGAACCCCATTGGTGCCATTCTCCATCTCTCCAAGCTGTTTAGGAAGCTCGTAAAGAGTAAGAAGAAGAGGCTGCGATTGAGCCACGCTAAGGCAATTGCCGATGTGTGGCTCGAGTATCGCTTCGCCTTTTCTCCCCTCTTGAGGTCAGCTTTGAACCTCATCGAGGCTTTTTCCGATAAGCAAGGGGAGTTACCGCCAAGGCTCACGTCGCATGGTAAATCTAGCGACGAGGATCAAGGCAGTACCACTCTGGATAGCTCGAACGCCCACTTTGGGTATTCGTGGCGTACCAGGTTGGATGGAAAGGCGTCGATCCTGTATACGGTCGATAATCCCGTTAGGGATTGGCGCTTCACCTACGGTTTGCGTGCTACCGATTGGCCTACGACGTACTGGCAACTGTTGCCATATTCGTTTATGATCGATCGGTTGATTGATGTTAGCTCTTTTTCTAAAGCTATTATCAATCTTGCACGGCCAAGTGTGAGGATTTTAGCCGCTTCTTATACAACTCGGACCGACAACGTCAGCAAAACTCAGCTGACTGCGACCGATCCGGGTAGCGGCTTTACCACGACTGCACTAAGCGGTAATACGCGGGTCAACCATGACTTCACGTACCAACGCGTGGTGTGGTATCCTTCTGTCGGGGATGTGCTTCCTCCAGTAGATTGGGAGTATCCATTCTCGTCAGCCTCAAAAATAGCTGACATGGTTACATTAATCCTTAAAAACCTACGTTAGCTTCACCCCTTCTTGGAGACTAAAATGTCTATCGAAGGTTCAGCCATCCTTGTTGATGGTACTATATCGACCTCGGGTGGGACGTCCACCGACCTCGCGCTTACGGGCGGGCCATCTCTTTCTGAGATGTTGCTGTATCTTGACGACTCTTCAGAGCCGTTGAATCAGCAAACGCTGCTTTTCAGCATCGTGCGCGCTCGTGTCCTTGCGTCGGCGCCCAATGGGTATACCCAGCGTCGTTCCAAAATCGTTTACCAGAGACCAAAAGTCCTGGCGAACGGTAATAGGACGACGGACCAAGCGTCGGTCAACATCGGTGTCGACGTCGAAACGACGGCGGCCGAAGTGGCCACCATGGTGGGTAATCTCGCCCAGCTCTTGTCGGCGGCTTCATTTGCCGACTTCTGGGCCAACCAAAGACTGGAGTAATCCAGTGCTTTCTTGGTTGGGGATAAGTCTTAAGCTCGTTGGAGCCGTGCTTCTTGGCGCTGTTGCGCTGTTGTACGGCCCTGATAAGCTGGACTGTCCCGATCAGGTAGGTGTTCAACACCTATCTGTCCATTGGCCTTGGTGCGAAAGCTCCAAGGTATCCCATTTGCCTTCAGATGAGGGAGTACCCCATGAAAGCAAAGAAGTCCCGAAAGGTCAAAAAGCCAAAGCTCTTTGACCCTGACAAGATCATGACAGGTCTTTGTCAGTCCCTTAAATGTGACCTTGAGCCCCTTTTACATGCGGACCAAGGGGTTCACCCCTCCATCCACTACGCGGTGGAACGACAGCTGGCTAACTTCTCAAAGAAGTACCTGCCGGTCACCCATGATCGCGAAGGTCTTGAGCAGTCAACCTTCTCTAAGTTTGAGGAGATCAACGCTCATATGCTTGACACGAACGTCAAGGTGCTTTTTACGGCACCCAGTCCGGATACTCGCATACAGACCGATACCCCTTTTATGGACAAAGTCCATCTCAGGGCACGTGCAATAGTGCACTTCGTGCTAGGTGATTGTACCGAAGATGAATGGTTCCTTTACTGCCAGCATGGCAGTGGGTCATCCATTGGTGTTCCTTTTGAGGATACATCCGTGGAACAAAAGTTCGCTTCGGGTATGTCGTCCACTTATGGAGCTGAACTGTATTGGCGAAGATATCTTGAATACGACTTCCAGTTGTATGATACCCTTAAAAGTATTTGGGGTACGGATCCATCCGTAGATATCCAACCAGTGACAGGGTCACGTGCTACAACAGTCGACAAAACGGTCGAAAAGCGCCGCATGATTTGTGTAGAGCCTACTGTGAATATGTTTTTACAGCAAGGCCTCATGCAGGTTATGTATGATCGCCTAAAGACCGTCGGACTCGACGTCGAGACTCTTCAGGAAAGGCACAAGCAGCTGGCTCGTCGAGGATCGCTTACCCTTAAACAAGGTACGATCGACTTCTCGTCAGCTAGTGATTGCGTGTCAATCGAGCTGTTACGGTGGTTATTACCTCCGAAATGGTTTGATATATTGTGGAGCATCCGTTGCCACCATACCTTCCTTAACGGGAGGTGGTTGGAGCTTCAGATGATGTCCACAATGGGAAATGCAACCACATTCCCACTTGAGACTCTCGTCTTCTGGAGCTATGCGCACGCGGTACGTCTTAGCCTACAACCAGGCAACTCCCTGTTCCCGGAATGGGAACATTTAAGAGTTGTTTCGGTCTTCGGTGATGACTGCATCGTGCCCTCCTACATGGCCTCAAAGTATTGTGAGGTTATGGAAGAGGTAGGATTTTGGGTAAACTCAGAAAAGAGTTTCCTTGGATCCGAGCGCTTCAGAGAATCCTGTGGAGGTGATTACTTCGCGGGATACAACGTGCGTCCTTTTTCGTTGAAGGCGCCCCAATCGAGACGGGTGAGCTCTCTACCTCCTTGGCTGTACGTGATCGCCAACCGCCTTTTACCGAGGTACATAATGTACTTCGGAGGCCTAGGCTACATATACGAAAAGGAGCTCTGGAAGTTTTTATTCCGTCTCTTTGAGGAACATGACCTTTCCATAAGGTTTGTCCCTCCCGACTATCCTGATGATTCCGGTCTCAAGTGGTATTTCGATCACGAGAGATTGGCTCTCATCTATCGATTCCGGTCGGAACCGATATACGAGGATGTCCACGGAGTTCGTTCCTTCTCGTTCCATAAATTTTCTTATAAGGAACGTCGAGAAACGATACAGTCCCTACGCTACTGTTTAGCATTAAAGTCGCTTGGTAAGCGGCAGATGCGACAGCTTGAGCTCTTCTATGAGCTTAGCGGATGGGAGCCCGGGTTGTACGAATCCCTTCAACCCGCGTTGTCTTTCTTTTCCTTATCCAGACAACGAAAAGGCACTCCAAGGACCAGCCCCCGTAAGAGGGTCGGTGGTTACGTTGTAGCTAAAGGACGGTCGGCCCACTGGTCGACCTAACCTTTAT